AGATCAAAATAAATGACGAGGATCGTATCGGCCGCGCGAGCAAATACTGCGAATACGAAGTCATAGGAGTTTACCCAAGGAACGTGCTGACCAGGGATAAAAAGACAGGATTCCGCCGGAGCTTTTCTTACGGAGATCTCCTGACAATGGGATTGGAGAACCAGGATCCGGAAATAGAGACCATGCGTAGATCATATGCAAAGGATCAGCGGAAAGAGAGCATATCCATGACACGCAGCTCCTTCAATCCGGACTATGATCCGGAAAAATACCGAAAGAAGAGGAAAAAGAAGAATGAAGACAGTGGAGAAGAAAATACTGCCGAAGTACTTCCAGGCAGTCCGGGAGGAAAAGAAGAACTTTGAGCTGCGAAAAGATGAAGATGATGTACAGCCGGGGGATGTCCTGATCTTAATGGAGTGGGAAAACGGAGAATACACTGGCCGGACAGAAGTACGCCGGATCCGGTATGTGCTCCGGGATGTACCGGAATATGGACTGATGCCAGGTTACTGTATCATCGGATGGTAAAGGAGTAGTGAAGAATGAAAGTACGAGAACTGGCAGAATATTGTAAATCAATACTGATTAACTGCAATAACTGCAAACATAAAACAGAGTGCGAGAAATTAGAAGATAAGCTGGAAGATATGTCACCTTATGGAGTCGTAGACATAGTGGATAGGGATGAAGAGTTAACTTAGGAATGGAGGAGGCGTAATGTATCGAGATGATAGATGGGAAAAAGGAATGTATGCAGATGACTTGGTAAAGTTCCGCTGCAGCTCATGCGGTGATGAATTTATAGCGGGGAGAACAGCGGTAGAAAAAGCAAATACTAAAGGTCATAACATATGCTGTCCGTATTGTGGCAGCAGGTATCCGGAAGAGCGGGTAAGCACCGATGGAGAGGACATGGAATTTTTGTCAGACGCAATGGGATGCTTGGCAATATACGTAGGTGACGAAGATAAACTAACTTAGGATTTAGGAGGTAGAAATGAAAAGGATTCCAAAAGAGATAGTTGATAAAATTGAACAACGAAATGCACTTAATGAAGAAATTGCGGAGTGGTGTAAGGAAAACCTTGAACTGGATGGTATAAACTCCGATTTTGCTGATATTACTGATTATCATACAGGTGGCGAGCAGGGAGGAGATGATTGTAAAGAATGGTGCGACCAGACATGCAAGGGAGAAGATTGGTACGAGGGAGATTATTATTGGGAAACTGAATACGAGGGTAAATATCTTCACATGGAGTTCACAATTTAAACTGAACTATATCCAAAATGGAAATAGTTGAAACTTAGAATTTAGCAAAGGAGCGGAATATGGGAAAAATTAAAGTGAGTGAGATTGAAATAATTGTCACTGGAAAAAAAGAAAAACCTTATTTTGAAATAAAATATAGAGAGGTAGGAAAACGGTATTACAATATTGGCTTCAGCTCATACAACTTGGATTATGTTTTTGACTGGAAAGAAAAGTGTTTCGAGGTGATTAAGCCAAAAAAGAATATCTTTAGAAAATTATTTAGGATTTAGTGGAGGTAGAAAAAATGAATGATGAAATGAAAAAAGGAATGTTACTGGCATATCAGTCAGTAAAAGAGGAAATGGATACTATAAAGGCAGAGTTGAAAAGAAAAGGAATTGAAGAAAATAAAGGTTTTTCTACTCTGAAAGGATTTATTGAGGATAATATTAGGCAGTTAAACTGAAATATTAGGATTTAGTGGAGGTAGGAAATGTTAAAACCAAATTGTGAAGCAAAAGAATTTGAAAAGTACGGATTTAAGCGTTGTAAAGGAATAGCAGGAAAAAGCGAATGTTACTACTTGTGCGTTGCTAATGGGTGCAAAATGCTTTTCGTAAGTAATTGTCTTTTTTGTGTTAATGATTGGAAAGACGATGATCCACGAATACATGAAAATCCAAATTGCAAATACAGAGATCATAGAGATTCGCTGGATATTATATATGATTTGATTAAGGCTAATATGCTGGTTAAGTTAACTGAAATATCGGAAAATTTGTGTAACAGAAAGGAGATATGTATGGCGAGACCGAAGAAAGAAGGTAAGAAGAACATCCGGAAGAACATCCGGGAGAATATCAGCATGGATCCGGAGCAGTATGAGAAACTGGTAGCTTACTGTCACCAGCAGGACAGACCTATCTCCTGGGCGATCCAGAAGGCATTGGACAATTATTTACCTGTGTAACGGTACGTATTATTACACAATGAAACTGAAATATTAGGATTTAACAAAGGAAGGTGAAAGTGTGAAAAGCATATTAAAGTATCCGGGAGCAAAGAATCGTCTTGCATCTTGGATATGCGAATACATACCGAAGCATGATGTTTATGTAGAACCTTTTGCTGGTAGCTTGGCGGTGTTTTTTAATAAGCAGCGCAGTCACATTGAGACAGTTAATGACATCGATGAAGAAATAGTAAATTTCTTCCGCATATTGAGAGATCGAAGTGACGAACTGGAACGTGCGATAGAATTTACACCATTTTCTAGGTCAGAGTATAAGGCAGCTTATGAACCATCTTATAATGATTTAGAGAGAGCGAGACGATTTGCTGTTAAATGCTGGATGGGATTTGGGTGCGGGAATTTGTATCAGAATGGTTTTAAATCAGGCCAACAGACTAATTCTCCAAATCCGGCCAGAGCGTGGAGCGAACTTCCTGAAATAATGAAACTGGCTACTGAGAGACTAAAGGGAGTTCAGATTGAGAATTTACCGGCCTTAGAATTGATAAAAAGATATGATACGGAAGATGTTTTTATTTATGCAGATCCGCCGTATTTACACGGAACTCAGAAAAATTATCTTTATAAACATGAAATGAAGGATGCAGATCATGAAAAATTGTTAAACGTGTTGGTTAAACATCCGGGAAAAATTCTTCTATCAGGATATGATAATGATATGTATAACGATGTACTTCAGGGATGGAATAAGGTTCAGAAGAATACCAGAGCAGAGGGAGGACGTGCAAGGACGGAAACACTGTGGATGAATTATGAAGTTGAAAACGGACAGCTATCGTTAATCATGTAAACTGAAATTTTAGGAACAGAGAGGAGAAACATGGGAAGAGAATTGAAGCGTGTACCACTGGATTTTGATTATCCATTACATAAAGTTTGGTACGGATATTTTGTAGATAACATTTCGTTTTGTATATCTTCGCAAAATGAGGAATATTGTGAAAATTGTAAGGAGTTTGCGAGGATCAAAGGGATTGATACAGAACAGTATGGATGCCCTAAATTTGATGAGTATTTCAAGCAAATTAAGGACAAATTAAAGGAACTCTGCGAACCACCGAAGGGAGAAGGCTATCAGTTGTGGGATACTACGAGTGAAGGGAGCCCCATAAGCCCTGTGTTTGAAACATTGGACAAATTGTGCAAATGGTGCGAAGTTAATGCAACTACCTTTGGTAAATTCAAGGCAACAAAGGAAGAGTGGAAAGAAATGCTGCAAGATGGCTTAGTATATCACAAAGAAGGAAATGCCATTATGTTTTAGTGGAGGAGAACGGGATGATGGATTTTTGCGAAAAAATAATAGCGGCATTCCCGGAATCCATCCGGACAGTGAAAGGAGTGATAGAAAAAGAAAAAATGTTAAAAGTGTAATAAGTATCATAATACACAATTTGAAATTCCAGCTGCAGAAGGACTGCAATCGTTACATAAAAACAGCGGTAGACCATCCGACCAAAGATAGCATCTACCGCTCACTGCTTAAGGACATCATATCATAATGTGATACCTTAGGCAACATGAAAGAGGTGCGCTTATGACGAAAAACGACCTGATCAACGAAGTTGCCTATGAATTGAACGATTTTTTAAGCAAGGAACAGATTGACCGCATGAAAATCACTCTTTATGTTAAAATGCAGGATTTCGAGTTGGCAGAGATCAAGCAGCTGCCTATGACTATGGAGCATGACAATGAGTGGTTGATGCAGAGGTATTGTGTGGACAGCGTGGCAGCAGGACTCCATGCTGGAACTATCAGGAGTTATATTGGAATCATAAAGAAATTCTTTGACTTTGTGAATAAGAATTATAAATATGTGACAGCGCAGGATATTACAGATTACCTTGCTATTAGATCCTATCGTGATCACATCAGCCACAATTATAAATCCACAATATACAGGTACTTATGCACATTCTTTTCCTGGGCATTTAAGAAGCGACATATCCAGGATAATATTGTTGATGCAGTAGATAAGGTTAAGCAGATTAAGAAAAAGAAGGTGCGCCTGACGGATGAAGAGGTTGAAACTATCCGTTATGCGTTACAAACGCCAAAGGAAAAGGCATTGTTTGAATTGATGATCTGTACCGGCATGAGAGTTGGAGAAATCTCTTACCTAAACGTGGCAGATATTGATCTGACAAATAAGCAGGTATCAATCTATGCCGAGAAGACAGATACCTACCGCACCGGAATGCTTACGCCAGTAGCGGTGATGGCACTACGAAATTACATCGGGGACAGGCCTGGGACAGATCCGCTGTTTTTGGCAGATCGGGCACCGCATAACAGAATGAAAGAGTATGGCATTGAAAAGCTCGCTAAGGAGATGGCTGTGCGTGGCGGAGTATCCCGAATAACAGCAACCGTGCATGTGTATCGCAAGACATTTGCAAGCGTGTTATATCGCAAGACTGGGGATGTATTGCTGGTAAGTAAATTACTGGGACATGCAAAGCCGGACATGACAGTCCAGTATTACCTGATAGATGACATCGAAGAGATGCAGCACAAATATAACAGAGTAGCATAGCAACCGCACCGGAAATTGCACCGGTGCAACAGAAAGGAGAAAGCATCGATGCAAAGAATTAACAGAGCAAGCTGGAGGATTATCGAAACTATATTATTACGGTATCCCCAACGCAAGAAAGAATATGAGGAGTACATATCGGACATTATGGCATCACCGGCGGGA